GCTTCTTCCTGCTTGTTATACCAGTAGATCGACGACACGCCCGTCACATAGTAGGCTTGACGGCCAACGTCAGTGGGAAGGTCAGGCACAAGCCCCTGGGTTTGACCGAGGTTCAGGTTGTCGCCCACGAAGATCGTGCCCGCAGCGGAGGTCACGGGGGCGGGAGTAAAGACGGGCTCCCAAATCTTGCGGTGGACCTTCTTGCGGAGATTGAGTGTCAGCGACATGTCTTAGACCTGAATGTTGGCATAGATGTGCTGTGGCAGGGATGCCGGATGATATTGCTGCGACTGCGCCACGACCAAATGATTGCTGGTCGAAAAGACCGGGGAGGAACCGCCACCAGTCGTTTGCGGCGTTCCACCGGCGATCTGGTTGACATTGATTGGCGTGTTATTTGCAATGGTGACTTGGAAATCCGCCTGTGCAGAGTTCCGAACCGTGAGCGACGGCGCACCCGCCGCCGAGCCCATCTGCCAGACCGAACGCAGGATTTGCGCGATGGTGTTCAGCAGTTCCTGCGTATAGGCGTTGTCCTCGGCCACCGACCGGACCAGAAGGGCGAGTTCGTTGCCGACCGGATCGGCTGTCGCGCCTTGAGCGTCGCCCTGGTTTACACCGTCGCTGCCAAGCGTGAACTTGATGCGCTGGTGAAGGGCGCCGCCAATGTCGTCCGCCGCAATGGACGCGCCGGCACCGGGTGTGTAGCCGACGTTATCAGCCATTAGCCGTTGCCTTCGGTCACGGTGAAGGCCGTCACGCTCACCGTCTGGCCAGTGGCGATGCTGGTGTTGTTCAGGTTCAGGTCAGCGCCCGAGGTGGACACATCGCCGTCCATGATCGCCGTGGTGCCGTTGGACTGGAACAGGCGGAACCAGGACGCCGTGCCCGTCGCCACCGCCGTGCCGTTGCTGATCGCACTGGCCGTCAGGATGCCGCCAGACGCCGCCGGGGCAAAGGCCGAGGCGTTGGTGGTCAGCGCCACCAGCAGGGTCTGGGAGGTGATCGCCGTGCCAACGTTGGCCGGCCGCGTCCCGTTGTAGATCCGCAGAAGGCCCGACGTGCCGACCCGAGCGGTCAGCTCGTCCAGCATGTCATTGCGGGTCGTGGTGTCGTACTTGATGGCCATGTGGGTGCCTCAGAAGTCGGAGTAAATGCTGTAGCGGCGCTGTAGGCCGCGCTGGGGGAACTCGGTGCGAAGGACGCCGACGACGGGCTTGTCAGCCACGCGGATGGCCTCGATGGCCTCGTCGAACAGGGCCTTGAACGTGACCAGGGCCTCGTTGTCCCGCAGGAAGGGGCCGGCAGCCATCAAGGCGCCGTAAAGGTAGACGTCAGGAGCGGAGGACAGGAGCCAGTTGGTCGGGGCCGCGTCCGACAAAGCCGGGACCTTCCGCACATAGGCCAGGGAGCCCACATACATCTGCTCCGGCGCAGGCCAGAGTTGGAACTGGTCGCCAATGATGGTGACGAACCGCGGCGTGTTGCTGACGCTGTTTTCCGCAAGCGCCGCGCTGATCTGCTCCGGCGTGGCCAGCATCAACTCGAAGGCGCTGCCGCCCACGTCGGTGATGCGGAACGATTTGAACTCAAGGAAGTCGCCAGGCAGGGCGAAGAAGGCGGTGTCAACGTTGGCCGTCGCGATGACCTGCTGCTCGCGAGCGCGGAGGTCACGGTTGATGCGGGTTTCAGCCAGCGCGATGAAGTCGGGAACCTGGACAGTGAGGTCCGAACGGTTGAGCCAGCTAGCGATCGCCGTCTGGAGTTCGGAGTAGGTCGTGATGGCCATGCGGTCCCCCAAAAGAAAGGGGAGAGGCCGTAGCCCCTCCCCCCCTGTCGTTCAGCTGGATCAGCTGTTGTGGAGACGCGCAGCCAGTTGGGGCCGGAGCGTCTTGTAGCCGTAGAGGACATCAAGACGAGTGGGGAACTTGTCGTTGTTGATGTCGTATTGGCGGACCACCCGCATCGAGATGCCGTCCATGACCTCGCGGGCGGTGAAGTCCACGCCGGAGGGCATGACCAGGTCGGCCGTCGCGAAGGCGAAGGCTTCTTTCTGGTAGAGCAGCGAGGTTCCGACCGCGGTGGAGAGCGTGCCAGCGAAGCTGATGGCAGCGGTGGCCGAGGTCGTCGGGATCGTCACGTTCTGACGGGCGCCAGACAGGACGATGGCCGGGGAGAACGACACAGTGCCCGCGCCGCCGGCGTAAGCCGCCGTCACCACGAACTGCTGCGGGGTCGCCGTGCTGACCTTGGTCTCGGGGTGAACCGAGAACACGTTGGCGATGGTGAACACATCGCCTTGGACCATTGCGCCGGTGCCGGTGGCAACGGTCATGGTCGAGACGGGGGTTTCGCCAACCGGCAGGACGGCCACGAGGGTCGAGGTCGTGTAGGCGGACGTTGCCGCACCCCGAGTGTGCTTGCCCCACATGGTGTTTTCGACGAAGTCGAAGCCGGCGGTGCGGCCCATGTAGCCTTCGCGGTACTGCTTGGACAGGCCGGTGGTGTCGTTGAACAGGGCCTTGAGCGCGTCCACGAAGTTGGCGTTGTCGGTGGTGTTCAGGTTCGCCGTCCGGTCGCCAAGCGGGGCAAGGGCGCCCTGCAGGAGCGAGCGCCCCTCCAGGACCTTCGCCAGCGAGATGGCCGAGCCGCCGTTCCAGACGCTTTGGTAAACGTCCTTGTACATGCTCATTGCGTCGGCCTCGATAGAGGCAGCCAGGACGGACATGGCGGGGTTGAGGATGCGCTTGGAGAAGTCATCCAGCGACAGGGTCAGGTCCACCGAGGTGAAGTTCAGGTCAACGCCCTTTTGGGTCGCAACCTGAAGCGTGACGGACTGCTCCACGGTGTCCTGGGTGGACAGGGTGGCGCCGCTCCGCACAACGTACTGGTTCGGCAGGCGGATCTTCAGGCTGTCGCCGATCTTCGCACCGGACTTGGCGAACGAGTCGTCATAGTCGCGGACGATAGAGCCGACGAAGTTCAGCTTCTGGTGGAGGACGCGGAGGGCTTCGCGCGTCACAGCCGTGGGGGTCAGGATCGTATTGGGCACGATCAGGTTCCTTCTTGGGAAGGCGCGTCATCTCGACGGGCCGTGATGATGGGGGTCAGCGCCCGCCGGCCTTGGCCAACTGGGCGTTTCGACGGCGCAGCCATTCGTCGCTCGGGAGGCTGTCATCGAGGCCGGGCTTGTACCCGCCTGCCCGCTGGCCAACGGCCTTGGCGGGGGTGACTGCTGCAACCTTCGCGGCGTTCTGCGCCTTGGTCTGGCTGGCCTTTAGCTGCGCCAGTTCCCTCTCGGCCTTGTGCAGACGTGCCAGGACCTTGAAGGTCCGGGTGTCTGGGGTGCCGTCCGGGTTGACGACGCTCTCCCGGAGTTCCTGCGGGGTGATGCCAAACTCTTTGGCAGCGTATCCCGCAAGGTCCTGGACAAGCTGAGGGGACCAGCCCTCGATCTCTCGCGACAGAACCTGATCGGCCTGGGCAATCGCGTTGGCGCTGCTGCGCTCGCTGATCTGCCGGGTTTCGGTCTCGGTCTGCGCGATGGCGCCTTCCAGTTCCGCTTTCGCGTCCCTGTATTGCTGCCAGGAGGCCATGGCCGCAGCCGTGGCATCCGCACCGTACTGCGCCGAATAGTTCGACCAGTCGGTGTTGGAGAACTGCTGGAGCTGCTGCTCCACCGTTCTCAGGTTCACCCGGTGTTCGAGGGTCGCCTGCTCCAGTTCGGCCCGTTGGTTCAGCGCGTGGACGTGCTGCTCCACAGACCGCCGTTGCTCGGCAAGCTCCTGCGTCTTTCGGGTGTAGTCGGCCTGCATGAGCAGACCGGGCTTCAGCGCCTTGGGGATCCGGTACTTGGTGCCGTCCCAATCCACTTCCTCGGTATCGTCCTCCGGTTGGCCGTCTTCGGCTCCATCGGTTTCCGCCTGGTCGGTGTCGCCGTCGCTGTAGGAGTCAGCGTCGACTTCCGGAGCGTCGAGGACAGCATCGTCCTCAACGTCGACCGGATTGGTCGCGTC